CTTGTTTACAGGCCCAAACGTCATCCCAAACGTGGCAGCCGCAGCAGCAACGTCCCCGTTATTAATGGGAACAAAACGCGAATCATCAACAGATCCCATTGCATCATCCCCATAAGTTATCAAAGAAACCGAAGACGTAAACAAAGTCTCATTCACGTTGGCCAACTTCGGCAAATCAACAAGCTCGGGATTCTTGGTGTAAAAAGCAACTCGATGCAATATCGAGTTGACACCAGAATTGGCATCCGTCGTGCAATTAATACCAGAAGGATTCGATCCACGAACTCGAACAACCTGGCCTAAAAAAATGAAGACCGGGTTGCTCAAATTCTTGCCCAAACCCCGCAACACAGCAATGTCACGCGGAGTCCAACCGGCCTTTAACGCTAACTCCACTAAGCTATCGTAAAAGCCGGCCAAAAGTGCGGAATGGGTGGACAAATCAAAAGCTTTGTAGTCGCCGGCCAACCGGTGAGTATGACCATTCGACTCATCAAAGCGCTCCGTCCGAACCATCAACTCCTCCCACTCGCGGGACATGGTGTCCATACCCAATGCGCACTCGTACCCTGGCTTACCATGCAATTTGCCCAACAATGGACCAAAATACATACGACACACCAACAACATGGCTAGGTTACCGACATAAAATGCTCGGACCTTATTCTTGCCTCGCGCAACAGGTTCATCCTTAAGAGCAGCTTTAAACAAAGCCAAGTCTAACTTACCCGCAATCAACTCCTCAATTAACAAAGCAACCTCAGCTTCTAATGCAGGGTCGGCATATTTATAAGGACGACCCGGCACTAAACGCTCAGAAGGAGAAGGGTGGAACGCGCTGCAACCCTCAACAGTGCAGTTGGGGACACAGGCGTTAACCAAATAATTATACTTGGGACCCTTGCGACCCACCCCACTAGACGTACCAACCTGCAACGGGGCAATTCCAGCTTCGGTATCCAAATTGACCGCGACTAGCAAACTAGCAGGACCCGACGGTAAATCATCTCCGACGACCAACTGTAAGTTCAAGGCATAATCCTGGATAGCCGCCTCCAAAACGCGAGCGTCAAAATTATCGCACTTGTGCGCCATCTCATTCAAAGGACGCACGTAATGGGCAATATCACGCATGAAAGGTGGAAACTGATGGGTAAGTTCACCCAACTTCTCATCCATAACCACACTCTCGTAAAAAATACCGCGAGTCAGATTAGAGCTAGAAGAATTAATGGACGCGGTGTTCTGTCCCCGACTATTGACCAACACTCCTAATGGAACTACATCTCCACCGGGCTGTGGCAATTGAGGGTGCGAACGCGAGGGATCCAGAAAAACTTCAGACGACAAACCAAATAAAGACAACCTAGCAGACTGGAATGTTGTTTTAGAAAACCTTTCTAAAGCAGCATCAACTGCACTGGGCAATATAGGGGTCATAATGGCGAACCGCTCAGATCCCATCTCAGTCATGCCAGCATGAATACCAGCAAACACGGGAATAAGTCTACCACTCGCGCTAATTGACATAATCAATGGAGAACCACAATCACCCGGCATAGTGCGAGAACACGCCAACATCACTATGGCCTTCGTAACCACATCGCCAAAACGCACATTCCGAGACACAGGTCTACCAGCCAAACGCACATCTATGGCAGTAACCATGCCAGCGGCCTCGACCTTACCCGCCAAAACCGCCGCTGGGACACGCGTCATAAGTAACATCGCATCACCAACCGGAAACCGAGCGTTCTGGTTACACAAATCACGGAAATAATCCGCATGCATAAGGTATGGCCTAAGATCTTTCTCTTTCGGACCAACTATATGCACAAAAGCGATGTCATAGTTTGAATCCGGCAAGTATATCTGACGACGCGAAATACGAAAAGTACGCTTCTGCGCAGAATTGTGAGCATAACACACCAACAAAATGGTGTCAGCAACTGCCTCCAAAATGGGAAGCAAAATGTGCTTATTAATGCAATACAACTCAGTACAAATGGGTGTCAAAACACCAGGGCGAACAACAGCGTCCTCACCAGAACCAGCGCAGAAAAGAACGAATAGCGACTTGTGGACCATTG